GAATGTCCCGGTATCCGGGATCTCGTGATAGTTTGCACTGTTATTTGCAAGAGCCCTGTGAATAGACTGGTTCCACCACTGGCCTGACTTCGCATGTCTCATCTGGTCATCCCCCAGGTCACTCAGACTTATCAGTGCAGACCGTCTAACCCCTCCGACAACGACAACCTCGGCAGTCTTACATACAATATCATGACACTCGATTGGTGTGAGCTTCCTCCCCCTGGCCTTTTCAAAAATAACTGTTGTAAATTTGAACAACTGGTCGAGAGGCTTAGGCCCACTTGCCCGCCCACCAAATGTTTTTAGAAGAGACCCTGCTGGCCTTATAAGACTAAGATCCCAGCTAGGAGACAGCCCAGAATAAAGGAGAGCAATCAGCTCCCTGAACGCCTTTGCCCAGCCCAACTTTGAATCTGCAACCTTGATGAGACTATCCGTGGGGTAGAGATTCTTTGGAACTGCTGGAAGTTTACTCGTGTGTCGCTCCTCTATACTAAATCCTACTCCCGTTCCATTCATCAGAACATAGAGAATTTCATCGAATGATGTAGGCCTGTTCACATGAACATAGCTACAGTTATACCCTGCAACATTTTCCTTTGCCAGTGCAGGCCCTGCAGTCATTAAACACCTCATGCTTGGCATTACATCTAGATAAAGAACTGCCTTCTTTAATTGGGGGTCTGTCGCTATATTTAATTTTTCTTCAAAGAAATCAAAGTATCTATCCACCGTCTCCTCCCAGGTTTCCCTTCTCTGCTTCTCGTAGTTCCACCTGCTGTACCGTGACAGATGTATGAAGCTCTGGTACTCAGTCGGAAGTGACATATTTGACATAATGGCTCCTTAATTAAGTTGATTACTGGTTAAAGTGGAAGTGAGTATCAGCTCAGACCCTTTGGTCACTCTTCCATCTGTCTTTGAAACATGGAGAACCCCAGACTCCTCCAGGCTTTCCAGTATATAATTGTACTCCTTGACTCCCCCGTCGAGCACCCTGCTCACGAGAAGACTCTGTCTGGGTATCTTGCCCTGACGGTTGGCAATATACTCGACAACTCTACGTTGTTTTGTTTGATGGTCTGACTCGCCCAGTTCCCTGTTAAAAAGGTAGCGAGTGCACTGTTCAGCGTAGAGACACATGCTTACACCAGACATGATGGCCGCTTCACTGAGAGATGAAGTATTTGAATCTATCAGAAATTGAGACAAGAGGCCAATCTTAATTACTCCAGGGCTCCACCGCTTGACAAATGGATCAAGTACTTTCTGCTCTTTGATTGTTTCTGACTGAAGTCTTTTGAACAGAGAATTATGATAATGGGTAAATGCCTTCTCTGCATCTGGAGAGAACTCGTATTCCAACGGCACCGTCATCTCCTCTAGTTGGTGATAAATTTCACTAAGAAGGTAGTAGGAATTAAGGTCCTGAACCTTGGTTTGAATCTTTGGAAGTGCCGGAGGTATTACATCCTTAGGTGGGGGCCTGAACAGAAGGAACCTGGCTAGGAACCCAGACCCCGCATCATCCTTGCCTATCATCCCCTGGAGAAACTCCACGGTGGATACCCCAGAGACCCCAACAAACGGTCTATAGATAACCTTGGACCCTCGTCCCCTGGTTACATCTTCAAAGTACTCTGGAACATCATAAAGCTCGGTAATATGCTGCCGAAATCCTTTATTATGACTAGTTTCTAGCCCCGCCAGCCACGCACCAAACTCCGAGAGCAACCATACACCTCCTCCTGTTGCTTCCAGTCTATCGATGCAGGCCTCCCAGCTTGCCTTTCCAGGCATAACCCTGCGCTGACTCTCTAGCCTGTCGATCAGTTCAACTTTTTCAAGGATCTCAATATCATCATCACCGTAGGCATCCCCCTCCTGCATGATCTTCAGCTCCGCCCTGTTATCAGAAATCTGGGAGAGCAGGTTCCCTTCACGTTCCCGGAGTCTTTGTGCCCCGACATTCAGGGCGGTGGTCTTGTAGCTTCCAGACTCACTTATCGATAGACACCAGAGGTTTCCATACAACGGGACAAAGTACGTTGGAGTAGTAACCGTAAGGTTTAGCCCTGCCTGAGCACCCAGTGCAGTCAGTGCAGTAGACCCGATAATAATACCACTGGCTTCAGTCAGCTCACTGGTATCCCGTATATACTCCTGTAGTATTGGAGGTAAATGTGTGGTATTAAACTCGTCTGGCTCCTCGGCCTTTAGGATGCTCTTGCAGAGTTTTTCCAACTCCCCTGGTCTCGGCCCAGGAATTGGAGCCTTCTGCTTGTCCCTTAGAACATCTGCACTCTTCTGGAATAACTGGTAGACCTTAATCGGTGGGCTGAGACTCTGACAAATAGTCTCCAGGGAACAACCTGCATGACACGTTATTAGTATCTTGCCTCCCTCCATGGCGAGACTGAGTGAGGATCTCCGATCATCATGGGCGGGACAAATAGCATTGTATTCGTTTCCGCTCTTGCTCACGGACTTCAGCCCATTCAAGATACCATTGAAAGTATCATGCAGGTCTTCGGTTCTCTCGGGCATGACAGTGTTTGGAACCTTTGCCTGGACAAGTTCCTCCCACCATTTATCCTTTTCCTCAGGCTGGAACTCAATCGAGTATTCCTCCAGGGCCTTGTATATAATCTGAGAAATATTAAGCCTGTCACCCGACTCCCTGGCAGAGACCTCCTTAATAACATCGGTTATATCAGCACCAGGAAATTCCTTTCTAAGACTTTCCCGATAGAATGTCTGTGTTAATAGACGAACCTGGGTCACAGGATGCAGCTTCTCTGCCATCTCCCTGGCAAAGACATCCCCTGGCCCATCGTTATCCGGGACAACCCAGACCTTTTTAAAACTAGAGAAATATTTCTGTATGAAGTCTGGCTGTTTCTTGAGCAACGGCCTCAACGCCTTTGCTCCACCAGCTATACATGTGGCGGGTAACCCGACCTTCTCGATCAGGTTGTCGACATCCTTCTCTCCCTCTACAAATATGACCGCAGGCTTCTCGTGTATCTGATCCAGCCTGTATGGAACCTGTTGAATACCATCCCAGTTCCATATTTCCTCACCATTTGACCCCCTCCTCAGCCTTCTGAATTCTTTTTTCGGGAACCGGATGACTTGGTAGAGGCTCCTGCCGTTTGCGTCCTTGTACGTGTAGACCGCTTCTGCGCCTTGCATTCTTTACCCCCAATCTTTTTAATTATTACGTTAGCATATCCTTTTTTTCCATGGTCAAGTCCTCTTCGTACTGCCCTAACATCATCAACCTGAAAGTCGTCAGTGTACACAAAACCTTGCAGGGAGTCGAGAACTGGTTTGATTCTGTTATCAACGTCCAGTCTTCTCCGTGTCGGAGGGTGTAGTAAAATTGTGATCCGTATTTTGTCTTCATCTTGAAACAGTAATCCAGGTTCGGGAAACAGCCGTTTGACTGCATCCCGAAATTTCTTCGTCTCCTTGGTTACATAGGTCCAACCCCTCCAGTCAGACCGCCACTGAGAGTTTAGGCTCGGTGGCCACGGGAGACGAATTCTCACGCAGTAGCCAATCAGGGTTTTTATTATCATGGAAGGGGATACCATCATACAGATCGGTATCAATCGATAACTTAATGATGCCTTTACACCATAAATTAGGATCATCAAACAGTGCAATCTCATCCTCCCAGCCGACTGCAAGAGTATTAAACAGAAATATTTTCCTGTTGATAATGTCCAGGTATTTTTTCCGCCTCCTCTCTGCATCAAGTCCACACCCCGGGAAACTCGCCCAAATAGTTCCAGGCTTTACACCGTTAGTATTTTTATAAGCAACAGTGCTTTTTAAAATACGACCCGCCTTAACCTGTATAAGTCTAACATCATTCCCCCTGATAGCTACCAAATCCTGGATCGGTCTCAAAGTAGGGGGAGGGGTAAAGGTGACCCAACCGTGTTTCACAAACAAGGCTTGGGTGGCTATCTCGGCCAGTGCACCTTTAACTGTGCTTTCATCATACTCTTCGTATGAATCATACCCCTGGGCAACCAACTCTTCCCATGTTGGATAGCCGTCCCTAGAAGGGGATATCATCACCCTCCTCAGGTTCAGCATTCATTGCACCTAGAGGGGCGGCTTCCAGGATCTCGTTATACCCTCTAGCGTTTGGACCGTACTTCACGCTGACGAACTTCCCTGCAATATCATGGAAGTCGGTCATCTTCGTGATACCAAGGGCCTTCGCAATTATAGCAACCTTACTACGAGTGATCCCATCCCGGGTTTTACCATCTGCAGAATCCTGGTTGTTCAACCAGAGATACAGTCTGATCCACTCCCCCTGATATTCCCCCTCGGAAACCTCCAGTGGCAGCATCTGCTGTTTGAATCCCTTCTTGTCGGTGTAGACATTGGGACGGATTAACTGAACCTGTACATCGTACTGTCCAGGTGGAACCTTTCTGCGCTCCCGGGTCTCACCGGACGAGGATGCCTCTTCATCCACATTGTCAATCATAAAGGCGGTGCTCGCCTCTGTTACTACCTCTTGTTCGCCGTAGTTCATTTAGTCTCCTGTACGGAAGGTTTCTTGGATCGGCCCCGTGACTCCCTAACTAGTTTAAAGTACGTTGCCATGTCTGCCGGACGAATTTCCGACGGTAAACTGTATCGGTTCTTACACTCAACACCCATGGTTGCAGATGTATACAACACCCGGTCATTGGTCTTGATACCCCGATTGTCTGTCTTTCCGAAGTCTCCTGTCCTCGTCACCACCTTGGTGAACGGAGCCAGGAACAGCACGGAGTCTGCCCACTCTTGCAAGTCAGCAGACACCTGCTTATTCAACTTCAGGGAGTTGGAATCATACGGTTCAAGGTGGGGTTTGTCAATCCTTACAATCTTTGAATGACAAACTATGATGGGCGTGATGCCCTTGTGCTCGGAGAGAGCAGTGATCGCACTCCACAGTGCAAACATGCGACCACGAAGGTAGGATGTACCCTTACCATATCCACCGCCAACGAGTTCAAGAATCCATTCCTTATGCTCGTGGCACACACTGGAAATAGCCAGCCTCTCAACCGCATCCGCAGCATCCAGGACCAGATACTTCCGGTCGTGTTCCTCGGTATATAGCCTCCTGAGAAACCCCATAATCGTGTCCCACTTGTCGGAGTTGGGCTTGTGAGGGTCCTTCTCCGTATTACTTGGCTCCGACGGTATCGCATCGAAGCACCAGAGGTCATCCTGCTGTGCGATAACCTCCTCCGCACCATTGTCCGTGTTAATCAGCACGGTCTTCGGCAGGGAACAAGCAGTGGTGGTTTTACCCGACCCTGGCTCCCCAAAGAGAACAGTTTTACCAGGCCTGTCCTTCGCCTTGGTTCTGACACCATCTATCATTTAGTCTCCTATGTAGAGATCGTTTAAATCTACGCTTCCCCAGCCTTTCATTTCTATAACTTTCGAGCGTTTCTTCCACCGCTTGATACCTGCATCTATATCATCCATGTACCAGCGTTTGCAACAAGCTAGGCAAAAGAGGTGGTCTGCCCTCTTGCTATTGTTTGAAAGCCACCAGACCGTGGCGTGACCATGATCCCCATCGAAGCACCAGAAATTTCCGTTATCGTCACGGTCATATCCGAGTTCGATAAACCTGGCCATGATCTTCCTGTCCCGGACACGAGTATCTACAGTCTTTGTGCCCCAGAATGCTTTATTCCAGAGTCCCCTGTTTTGACTCATGTGCCCTTATCATTTGTTCGACTGACTCCAAGGCATTTCTAACCCACTCTGAACTTTGAGCAGTTTTGTCCCTTTCGAGATCGGCCTCTGCCAGTTTCAGGTAGGACCTAACAACCCTTAGATCCGTCAGTAGTTCATCCATTCTGATCCGTCTTTCTCGAGGAAACAGGGTGTGCTCGGGCCGTTGTATCCACCGATCACGTTGTAATTAAAATGTTCTATGGCCTCTTCGTGGCTCATGCCATCTCTCTCCTGGTAAATAGCCAGACAACGATAGTAGTCATAACAGACCCGAGGGTCCACACCAAATTGTGTCACAACACCGATCATCGCCTCATCGAGATCATCATAAAAGATTAAAGTCGTGTCAGGATACATATCCTGCAGGCGTTCCCGCTTTTGCTGGTCTAGTTCATCTGACATCGGTTATCTGATCGAGAATGGCCTCGGGTCCCTTGAAGTATTCATGATGACACCGCACAAAATACTGACACCATTTCTGACTACAGAGGGGGTGAGACCTGTCCAAAGGAAAGTACGAGTGATCGAGCCTCCAGGAAAGATCCTGCAACCTGTTCACCGTGTGAAAGATGTCCTCAGCATTCACATTGATAGGTACTATCTGAGGGGCAGACCCCGGGATTAGGACATGGATTTCACATCTCGGAATATCCTTGGTCAACCTCGTCCGCATGTACCAGACCGCATAAAGCGCAAGCTGGTGCCTCCAGTCCTGCTGGGATATTTTATAGTCACTGAGCTTCTTTGGTTTCCGTTTGAAATCGACGATTATATCCTCTCCACCACGGTTGGCAAGCATGTCGATCACCAGTCGAGTCGGCCTCGCCATCGAAGCAAATCTTAGGTTGCCCTTCTGCTGGAGAACCAGTGGCTTATAGTCTACCGTCTTCATGTAATACTCCGCACCCGAAACCGATGCGTCCAACTCATCCATGACCAGTTTAAGGTCCTCGTCAGGCAGCATCGAGAGCATCTCATCGATAGCCTTCAATCCTGCCTGTTTCATGGGAACCTCGGGAGACCCATCTATCATCGGCCTGAGCTGACTCGCAACCATTTCCTCCATTAAAGTACCCGAGGCTGAATAATAATTATATGTCCTTGGGAGTTTTAGAACATCAGAAAAGTAAATCCGTTTTCCACAATGCTCATTGGCCCGACTATAACTCAGACCGATGTCTGCGCTAGACTTTTCCATCTTTTCAATGTGTCGAAGGGGTGCATATTCCAGATACGAGGGGCATCCTCGTTGTCCTTTTCCTGGTCCTCATGGAAGTCCATAACCCTGTAGTAGTCTACAGGGATCTCACGGAACTGCTCCCCATTGAAGATGGGTTTCACCATGATCACTGGCCGTAAGTCCATAAGAATATTCCTTTTTCCCGACTTTATTCTCACAAAACAAACCTTTCCACGGTTCCCGGGTTTTTCAGTCAAGAATGTCACGGTGACCCGTCGGTTCGTTGGAGTATAGAAGTCGAAGATGTATGGCCCACGTTTCCCCACGTAGACTAACCCAGATAACCCAGACAAGGGGTCCTTGCATTGAAGAACCGCCTCTGCATGAAATTGTGCCCGATACCGCATCGGGAACTGTTCCGTTGGAATAGGTTTTATCCAGTCTCGTGCATTCATGCCGCTCCTTTCAGCCTTGCGTTAGTCCGCTCCACCGTGTCCTTATGACCCTCCAGTTTCTTGCGGTACATTTTAAGGTCCTTGTCACTAAGCTTAACGACCCCGTTCTTGTGATCGTACAGCACGGCTTCATAGACCTCTATATTTTTAGAGATACGAGCCACCGCCCGTCTCCGCCGTTCATTTGCAGTCATGGTCTCCTTACATTGAATATTAATATGAAATAGTTTGCACCGAAAACAGTAGCCTTCGATCTCACTAGCTTTCAAGATTAATCTCGGCCTTGGCCATACATACCGCCATTCGGATCTCACTCCAGGGTGGCCAGTTCTCGGGATACTTAATTCCAAGTTTTGCGAGGGCCTCGTGTTGGATCTGACGGATTCTCTCCCGAGACAGGCCCATCTCCTTGCCGATCACATCGTAGGACTCCTTTGCCACGGAGTCATTATAGATTGGTTTGTCTAATGCAACACGAAGCCTGAGTATTTTATTTTCTCTCTCCGTCAGTAGGGAAGTTTGGTTTATCTCCATTGTCTCCTTTCCTTGCCAACTCCTCCTGGATGCATATCGGCATCGTGGAGCTGACGATTAACTGCATTGCTGAAGCACCCTCGACGACTGCATCCTCGAAAGTGAGGGAGTGTCTCAGGCTATCCATGATACAACCACAGACGCTTCTAACCTCGTCCGGCCAAAGCTCAGTTGTTATCGGGGCCCGTCTCAACTCAACGGTATCTGCACAGCCTTTAACGAACCCATATATATATGAGGCCGGATACCAGAATGGCACCGTTCCATCAGGGTGAGCCGAGATTGTGCTCGATCCCGTGAGAAAAAGCAAGGCGATAATCAACTTTTTAGTGGTCATAGGCTCCAGTTTGGGGTTCATGCCCCGGGTGGAAGTTTGAGTCTTTATTATGACCGATACTAGAATTAACGCAAGTGTTTTCTTCTAGTACTTTTGCAATCCGCTCCAAGGCCTTTGAGATACGGTGTTGAGATATTGCCATCGAATGCAAATTCCTTGAGTTTTCCTTGTCTAGTAAGGTTACTCCCATGTCACACTCCTCTTTGGTTCTTTTGGAATAGGCCAGACCATAGGTCCCGCCACACATGTCAGTTCTTGCCATTAAGCCTCTGTTAAATTATCAATGTCTTAAAAGTGTCTTAAAAGTGTCCGAAAGCATGTCTCTATTTTGTTTGAGATCCTCAACTATTCCGAGAACCCCCTCAATAGCGTCTACTGCCCCCTCGTAAAGGTACTCATCTTTAGTTTCCACTTCCAGTTCTTGAAACTCTTGGAGGGACTCCCTCTCAGACTTTAGTACCCATCTGAGTTCCTTGATTAACTTATCCGAAGAAATAAGTGTGTCCATGATATTTATCCTGTTTTAATTGGAAAGTATCTGGCAGGGGTCCACTGCCTGTCGACCCCCATCCGATCCGATATAACTGCTCCCCTCCATGACCTCGCGTTAAGCATGGTATTAGTCCAAACGATAACCTTGTCGGAGTTCATAAGGTTGTTACGTTCAATGGCATAGATTTTTCCATTTCTCTCAATAACCGCATACTTCAGCGATTGACTATGTTCCAAGATTCCCATTTTCGTCTCTCGATTTGAATTCCTCCATGGCCAGGTCGATCTCCTCCTGGGTAATCTGATCCGCTCCGGGTTTGCTGCATTTTTTAACAGTGGCAAGACGGTGGTAAGCACTATGTGCGTCCTGAAAGGTACGACCGTCATTGTCTCTCGATGACTTCACCTTTGGATAGAATTGTCTCACTTTTGGTTTCTCGTTAAAGGTTTTATAGAACTCATTGATGTAATAATGCCAGTATGCCCCATTCTGGCCATTTGTCCAGACTTTTTTCCAGGTTATTTTCACCTTGAAATTCCTCCAGTCAAGGGTTGAGTACAGGGTTGAGTAAATTCGTTCATAAAATCATTGGGTTGAGTGGGTTGAGTGGTTGAGTGCTGTCTCTCTCACTCATACCCTAATATAGCCCTTTCTCTCTCCCGAGTGGCGGGGGGTACTCAAACACTCAACCCTTACTATAATAATGATAATATATATATAATATATATATAATATATATAATAATAATAGATAGATAGAGAGTAGAGGCTCTACCGTTTTAGGGTTGAGTAATCCACTCAACTTTACTCAACTTTACTCAACCCTGGGTCGTATTCCTGCCCTGCCACAAAATAAAATTCCTGGTGACATTTAAAGCAGAATAGATACTGATCCAATGGAGGATCATCCCAGGATGGAAAAGAACGGTCTGCGCCACACTCGGGACAGACCGCTTTTACGAAGACAGCCTTGTCTTTCACGAGATAAATTCAGAGCCGATCTCAAGCTCTTCCTGGGTGAATGATGGACGGACCCCTGCGTGTTTATCGAGAATCCCAGTTAGGATCTCACCACGCTTGAGCTGGTCACCATAGACCGCACCCTTGTTAAGTTCGGTGAAGGCCTGCTTGAGCCCCCAGATAGATCCCAAAGAACCATTCAATGCAAATTGCTCATGTGGGGGCTCGATGAAATGATTTCTCACATCAGCGAGCTTTGACTTCGGGATAGCCCCTGCGTCGAAGGCCTCGAAGATCAAATTTTCAGCCTGCGGGACCGTAATGATCCGATTCATGTATGTATGGTTGCGCTCCACTAGCATTCCAAAACGATCATTCAAACGTGAGATTACATCATGAACCATTCCAGGCAGGTCCCTGAGATTGAAGGTCGTTGCCTTCCTGTTCAGTCGGAACTCTCCGCACAGCATAAGGTTATCACACACAAAAGTGTGGTCCCCTGCTGCAATTCCCGAGGCAAATGTTTTGTCCCAGCAGGATCTTCCTCCGATGCTGAGGCTAAACTGCTTACCATAGGCGGGATGATCCATCTTGTGGTCCTGGTGGTCAATATCCATGAGCCAAAATGCTCGCTTCCCGCCATGACTCAGGCCCGCGTCGAAGTCCACTACACTCCAGCCGAATGAATCCAACTTTTCTTCCACCATGTCTACTAGAACCGAATGGTTATATGGGTTATGGGTTTGGGTTTTAAAAATCCCTGCTGAACCCGGGTCTCTCATAAGTTGATGCCGAGGCACCGCTGTAGCTCCACAGTGTTTCATTACTTGCATAATTATCTCACGATAAAAGTTTATCTTTTGGCATTAGCTCTTCAAGGACATGATCGATTAGCTCAGAAAATTGAGCCCTGAATATTGCCCTGTCCTCGATAATACGCCCATGCGTATTTATGGCCAATGCTGACCGTATAGCCTGCCTGACTTCACCTAAAGCCAGCCAGCTCTCCCTCTGGGTTTCCTGGTCCAACATGTTTAATGTATTGTAAACAAGTAAAACCAATTGATCCCAAAGTGAATGCACATCCCTGCCAGAAGTCTCTGCAACACGTTCATCTATAAAATCGACGGTAGCAGCAATTTGGTTCCTTTCATAACTCCAAAGTCTACTTTCTATTGCTACCCCCTGCAGATGTTTCTGAACCCCTTCTGGCAGATCCCCTATTCTTAGCGGATCTTCCATGGTTCTTAAGGATATTGTTGACCTGTGTGGGTTGCAGAGGGTTTCCATATTCCGTCTGAATCCCATCCAGGTACAGCTGTTTACTAATTTGACGGAGGCTAAGGCCTTTTTTGCGTAGTGTCCTGATCTTTTCCGATAGCTCAACACCGAAGCGTTCAAGCAAAGACTTCCGTCCTTCACACTTCCGACCGGATTGTCGGATGCGTTCCCTGGCTCCACGCAATTTCGCCACCAGGCTATTCTTTTCAAACTCAAAGAATGCACCCATTACTTGCCTTATTAGGGTTCTGGATGGGTCTGCATTGAGTGAAAAAAGGTCTGGGGTCTTCACTGGTATCACCAGAATTCCCTTTTCTATGAGGGAACGGTAAGCGGTCTCCTGGACCATCATATCCCGAGAAAACCGACTAACGTCCTCGCATAGTATTTTTTCAATATTCCTTTCCTGACATGTGGCTATCAGCTCCATGAGCCCCTTTCGGGTATGGATGTGGTCTCCACCTGACACACCATCATCGATCCCCATGATAACTGGTTTCATTCCATGGCTCTTGGCATAGTCACGACAGGCTAATTCCTGCCTGTCATGGGAGTCACCCTCGACGTTTGCCAGGGAACTGGTTCTGATGTAGAGGGCGACTTTTTCCATGCTATCCTTGATTTGACAGTGATTGACTCTCCAGGGACTTAATTCTGGAAGAGATGATACTGGCGACCCTTTTCAGGGCTTCGAGAGGGAACTTCTCCGGGGCTTTTTCCATGACCATACGAACCTGTTGGGGCTCGTC